GTGTACACCTATTTCGACCGATGAGTTACGGCACATCCCAAAAGCCGGGGTCAGAGTCTCCATACAACTGATGGCTCGGTGAACACCTTTTCGACCGATATCGGTACTATATCACAAACAAAAATGCTGAGTAAGGGGGGGCTTACAACAGCATTTTTGAAAGAGTGTTTTAATACATGTTTCCCTGTGGGAAAACCGAAGAGTTAAGGAGTACTGCTTTCCCACAGGTCCAAAGAAATTGGGATTTAAATATCTTGCATCTCTATATGATTACCATCGCCTCTTTTAAAATCCCCTCCCCACCTGTTGAGCGGGTGAAGCGATTTCCAGTATTCGCCAAACTGTTTGTAATCATCAGTTTGTGCAAGATAAGCCCCATTATGAAAGAGATTAAAGTCCAATGCAAGTCTTTTGCAATGTAGGCTATCAACTATTCCCGTTCCCTTTTGTGCGTCTATCTGCGCCTGCTCAGGGGTTCTATATGCTTCACCCAATGTAAGGGCATATCCGGGAGTGGCGCAGACATAATTGATAAATATTCCGACATTCTTAGCAAAAATTTCCTGTTTTTGAGACAAATCCATTAACGACCTCCGAATTGTTTAGCTTCCTGCACTTGTTTACGCAATCTTTCTTTGTCTGCTTCCGTTAAAACTCGGCGGTCATAATCACCAATGCGGGCCAGCGGAGTATCGGCCGCCTGAGGAGCAAGTGATGCAGCAGCACGAGGCTTTGTTTTATTTTCTGAAAGGCGCCGATCGGCATCTTGATATTGATTTTCTGCAATTCCCAAATTTTTAATCATGGTATACGCAGTTTTTGCCTTACTATACAGATCGGGATTAGACATCATTGATGCATATTCTTCAGGATATATTGCTTGGAATGATTTAAGATTTTCTTGAGAGACAACATTATCAAAATCTTGGTATTGTGATTTAAGGCGCGCATCAGCTGAGGTTGCGGCTGATTGAACACTCATTTCTTGAAGTTTTTGCTCAAACTGACGGGTAATATTATTCACATATTTCTTGAGATGCTTACCTTCAATCAGATCATCATCTCCAATATTAAATTCATCACTCGATTGAGCGCCATTGGAATAATCTTGAGATTGCTGAGGAGCGCTTCTTTGTTGTCTAACTTGTTCTTCGAGTTCTTTCGCTCGTCTCTCGGATTCTTCAAGTCTCCTGCGCATTTCTCTAACTGTATATTCTCTCGCAGAGGATTCTTTTGATGATTCTTGAGCTGGTTGTTCTACTTTTTTTTCTGGTTGCTGGACTGGTTGATCGGTAACTTGTGCGCCAGGAGTATTTATTTGGTTCATAATTTGATCTTGAATCAATTCATCTGTCATACGATCTCCTGATTACTTATTAATACGAATAACTGCATCTTTTTTATCGCCATTTTCTTTTTTTACCCACGCAAGCAACTCGCCACTTTCCATAAGTGTAACAAATTGAGCTAATTGCCTGGTTTCTTTATCTTGAAGGAATTTGACTGCATTTTGTAATACAAATCGATAGAGATCTTCCCCGGGAATAGTCCAAAGGTATTCTAATTGTCCTGAAACGCGATGGTATTTCCATACTGATTGACTGTATACGGGAGTGGGGCATGATATGCGCGTAAATACGAGCGAGCGAATTCCCTGCATGAGCCGTTCTTTATTGTTTACAAGAACAACATAGAAATTCTTATTGGCATATTGTGGCTTATCTTTAACGTCATTTACTCGAGAATAGAGCTGTCGGATTATATCCTGCTCCATCGTGCGGCGATATTCAATAACATCATCATCAAGGGTATTGTTGGCAAAATTTTCAGTGACTATTTGCCCATATCTCTTTTTTTCTTCCATATTACTCCTTCCTCTCTGAAAGGATAATAATAGATTTTGCCATAAATATAAATATTGGCCTGCCAAGCGTATTTCGAAGACTGGCGCTCCCTGTTGGATTCGAACCAACGATCTCTGCCGTGAAAGGGCAGTGTCCTGGACCACTAGACGAAGGGAGCGGATATGAAAAACCCCAGAGGAATTACCCGATAAACACAATCATTATCTCTGGGGTTTAACTTTAAAAACAAAAGATCAATGACTTATCGTATCATTGAATGGTGTTTATGATCATCCATTCGATGATGCTTCTTGTGTTTTTTCATAGCCTTGCGACCTTCTGAAAGAGCAATCGCAATTGCTTGTTTTTCATTGGTTACTACTGGGCCATGTTTGCTGCCACTATGTAATTTATCGTGTTTGTATTCGCGCATAACTTTAGAAACTTTGCGTTCTTTCGCAGCCTCTTTGATGTCTTTGCGCATTGCTTTTGATTCATGTTTCTTTGAATCATGCTTTGCATTCTTATGTGCGTATGGGCATTTGTTTTTCATTTCAATCTCCTTATTATCGAAAAGGGCAAATTGTGAAAATAAGCCCTTTTCGTATTATCGTCTACTGTGATAATTCAGAATCCGCCATCCATTCTTGAATACGTTTTTCAGACGGTTCTTTTTTCTTGTCTTCCTGTTGAAGCTCTTTTGGAGTCTTTAAAACAGTGTAGGCAATTTTCATCGCCTTTTTATCGGGACGAATGGTTGCTACGTTTGACATAGATCACCTAGTATTTTGAATGTGCTTTTTCGCGACGTAGATCGCTTGAGTCTTCACTCATTTGGTGATTTGCGCCATCAAAAAGATTGCCAATACGACCTTCGCTTAAAGCATATTCTGCTGGCTTTGGCCATTCTTTCATCATTACTTCTGTTGGAAGATTGGCGAATTTATTCATTTCTTCATGAATCATTCGTCCATACTTACGCATTTGTTTTTTGTCATCATGGTATCTTGCTGCCATAATTGACCTTTCTTAATAGTAACTGCGGAACACGCCGCAACGTGTGACAAAATGTCACGAGTCGTCTAACTATCCCCTGCGGGAATTCTTTTTTATTTTGGTGGCATGGGAGCTTGAGAATTGGCATCTTTCACGCTCTCTGCCAAAGTTATAAGTTTCTCCACTAAAGCAATAACGCTTTCTACATTATCAACCGTAATTACTTTGCTCAGTGATTCAATCAGCATAAGAAATTGCATCGCATCTCCTTTCATTAATTAATATCTTCTTGTCATCCTACCATAGGAGCTTGCGCGGGAGTAGCGGGAGATTCAGCTTTGTGAATTGCCTTGAGTGCGCTCTGTATTTCTACAACTTGTTTGAGTTGCGCAATATCAATTCCTTGTAATTCTTTAACCGCTTTAACAAAACTAAGTAATGCATCTTCTTCATCTTTTTTAGCAGCGGCAACGCGCTCTTCGGCAAGTGCATGATTTTCCGCAACGCGAGATACGCGTTCAAGGCCAAGTCCTTTATCCGCAACCGCACGCGCTTTAGTGAGCTCTGTTTGCGCTTGTGCTTGCTGCATTTGCATTTGCATCTGCATTTGTTGCATTTGTTGTTGAGCCATTGAAGCTTGTTCCATCTGTTGTGTAAGTTTTGTTTTATTTTGAATGGTTGCAGCTTCAATCATATTGCGGTCTGGGATTTGAACGCCCATTTCACGTAAGTAGGCAAGTTGGGCAAATTGCATTTGTTTTTGAGATTGAGTATCAAATCCATCTTGAACCATGCAGTGATATTTGCCGAATGCCTTATTGAAGAATTGAGGTTGTGGCTCTGCGCCTTCAAGAATCTGTTGGATCTTAACAGGACCATAGTTTGCACGCACCATTTCCATGATAATGTCGCCAAGCATATTTTGTGAATCATCCAAGTTCTCAAAGAGTGGCTTAAGGGTAACAAATCCTGCCGTTTGACGGATGGCGGTTTTGAATCCTGATGCATTCTCATCAACGATATGTCCCATGTTTTCTTCAGTAATACCAGAAACCATGTTGAGCTCTTTAGAAAATGTTTCTTGAAGCTCAAAGAATGACGGTGGTATTTGTGGTGGCAATATTGGTTGCACATCAGTCATCTGCGCTTCAGCCTTTAATGGAATGATGCGACCTTGGCCCGTTTGGAATAAATGCTTAACATCGATGACCGCATTTTCCTTAAAGATGAATCCTGAATTAACCTGTGATTCTAGCATATCCGCAGAAAGCACTATGCGGCGATTGAGGAGCATTTGTGGATCCCGCAATGACCGCGCTATTCCCTGAATTCGAGAATAGAAATACGGCATCATGGGATTATAGTAGCCAATAACTGGAACAAAAGGATAACTATCAATACCAAAAGGATTTTGTCCATCATAAAAAACTTTATCTTGAATCATAATCGCAAGGCGAACGGTAGGAACAACCTGATCTTGCAATTCAATTTGGGGATTTTCTAATTTAAATCGCTCAAAATCAATACTATCAAGTTCTTCTTGGGTTATTTCGCGCCAAGCGCCCGTTTTCTTATCAATAACAATTTTACGCTTGCGGAAGTCGCGATAATAAAACTCATCATAGGCCAACATATTAGATTGTGTTTGTCCATATGATTCTGGCATATACTGGAATCTGCCATCGCGGCCAGTTCCCGTAGGATTGCCTGGAAGTGCCATAATGGCATCATAATACTCAGGCATTAAGTGTGCGGCTGCGGCATGCGTAAGATAGCTGCGCCCCCATACAAAATTACAATC